TACTTGGCAATGCTTGACTGTTTCTGGCTGTTATTTTAGATATTGAAGAGAGATTGTCTAGTTTGAGAATCATCTCTTGTAGTAATGGTGCAGAAGATGCCGACAAAGCACTCGAAACGCTCGATACTTTAGATTCTGTAGCACCACCGGCTCGATATGCTTTTAGAGATGGAAAAAGAGCAGTTAATATGCCTCTCTGATTTAACATTCGTCTTGGGTCAATAGACTCTAATGTTTTTTGACCAATCGCTGACGTTAAAGCACCTAAAGCACCTTGTCCTCTTTGTCTCTGCTTTCTTATAACTTCCGTTAAAGTAGCCATTACTTTTTATTCCTTTGCATCTGTTTCATTTTTTCATTTTCTTCTTCTAGGAATCTAATTAGCATATTCACATAGATGTCCCGTTCCCAAGGTAACATACCATCTAATTCTGTTAAACTATACTTGTGATGTTGCATTAAAGCGAAGTTTGTTTGATAGTGGTTACCTAAATTGTCATTACCAAAAATTAGACGAAAAAATTTTGAATACCTTCTAACATAACTTTTTCTTCATATCCACATTTACTGCATTTGAAATCTAATTGTTTTTTAATCTTTGGCATCGTTTCGAAAAAACTTTTGATTTTTTCCAAATCTTTGCTCTGTAATGAATCTACGAAATCTACCAACTCCTGTCTTGTGCTATCTTTCGCATAGTACATTTGATTCTCGTCATAGATGTAATCAATACAATCTACTATCAAATCTAAAATGATTTCTGTGTCTGTTTTGTTTTCTTGGCCTGCAATAAAATTTAACTTTGGGTACTTCATTACAATACCAAGTTTGTCACTCAATTCTATTTTGTTACTGTGATTTTTTTCTGCTTCTGGTTTTACATCAAGCAGATTCAAAGTGAATTTTACTGCGTTTCCACACTTCTTTGTTTTACCGTCTTCTTCAATGTCATTATTGCACTGATAGTTTAGTTTAACTTCTTCACCAACAGATTTTGCACGAAGATTGATAAAGAGATATTCCAAGTCAAACACTGGTAATGTTTCAACATCAAGGTCATCGATAACACAATTATTGATAACTTGCTTCACTGTATTAACAATGGTTTCTTCTTCTTTCGATTCATTTGCCATCAAAAAAAGTTTTTCTTCTTTTACTGTAAAGGGACGAAAACGAATTGGTTTTTTTAACGAAACCAATTTCAAATCATACACCGGCACATCAATTTTAGGTAACATAACAACTCCTTAATTAAAAAATATTTCGAATCAAATTTCCTGTAGCGTTGGTCAATTCTTGACCTCTAGCATTCCAAAGTCTAGAAGCTTTTCCACCAAAGTATTCTAATGAAGAACCAATCAAATCATAGTTACCTTGATAAATCACTCTATACTTTTGATAAGCAAACTGAACACCCAATCTATGAAAATTATCTTCCGACCAACTTAAAGATTGTGGTGCGATACCAATTGGAAAAGCATCTATTAATTCAATCGCAAAAATCTGTTTAATGAAATCATCAAACTGAATGATTTTTATGTTTGTCATATAACGTGTTGCATTTTCTTTTGGAAATCTTAAGTTGTTTGTATCAGAAGGCATAATAGCTTCTAACCAACGGTCAAACAATTTTCTTTCATAGAAATCATTTGTGCAAATAAAAGACAGGTTAATATCGTTGTACTGGACTTGATATGGCACTTTAAATGATGGACCATATATTCTTGCATCTTGTGTTAGAAGTGTTTTACCTGGTAATTCAGCTGTCTCGCATTGTAATGAGAGATACCTACTGATTGCTGCATTACTTGTCTTAGATTGTTCTTCTCTTGAAGAGTTACCAAGAGCGCTATTGACCGCATTTGTTACATCAGCGATAGCCACATTTGGCAAATTTAGAAGTTGCTCTAACACATTGTTGTTTATAAAATTAGCAATGTATGCTGGGATTGGAAGAATGACTTCAAATCTAGATGGCTTTGCTGGGCCATCTTTAGCTCTCATATTAGCTAAGAATGATTCTGGTGAAAATGCCATTTAAAATTTCTTTCGTGATTCGCTGTAAACTTTACTTGTTGATGCTTTTTCGAATGATTCTACAGGCAATAAAGCAGCTATGTCCCACTCACTCGCTTCAATTTCTAAGAATCTAGATTTGACATGTGTGAAGAGATACCTTTTCATACAAGGCTTCGCTTCAAAAATATTCATTGATTTTTTGAGAAAATCATAATTTAATCTCAATTTTGTAGTTTCATCAAAACTGTTATTTGTAGCCGTACTGCTTAATTTGTCTAACATTATGATTCGTTGCTTAGGGTGAATGTAATGTAGATTCAACCCTAAAAAACCATCTTTGCGCTCGTCAATTGGTATGACCAAAGGAAACTTATCATAAAATGGTAACGATTCTTCTAGTTTTGGACTATAGAAAAAGAAATACATTTTTCCTATAATACTCTTATCTTTGAGTCTCTGCCTATCTTCCATCACTGTTCTAGGCGCCACGTTCAGATTACCAATTTTTGAACGAAGCCATGTTCTCGCTTTTGAGGTTCTAGGCTGTATGCCTTCTTTAGCAAGTGACTGGTTGATTCTGTCTATTAAATAGGCCATCTCCTATTTATCTTAAAGTCCCAAGTCTTTCTCAGTTATTATCTTGAACTGCCAACCGTGTTCCTTACAGAAGAGGTCTGCTGCTCGCCACTTTTCCTGGTTTATTGCGTATGTTGCGGCTTCTTGTATAAATTTTTGAGTTTTTCTCTTCTGTACAGGTTTTTGAGTCTGTTTGAATGGTTTGACTTCAATGACCAGAGTTTTTTCTTTTCCGTCTGGTTGTTTGACCTTTGCTATGAAGTCTGGAAAGTAACGATGTACTTTCTGGTCGACTGGAGACTTGTAAGGTATGAACAATTCCTCTGAAGCCCACCACAACACGTTTGGATGGTCATCAAGATATTTCATAACACGAAGTTCCCATGACGACCTGTAAATGATGTTACTTGGGTCGCCATTGTACTTTTTGGGATTTTTGGGTTTAAACCGTCCTTTATATGACATAAATACTATCTAGTCACTTTAGGACATAATATGCCAGTTTTTACACTTACCGATATACAATTCAAAACTCCATCAAAAAGATCAGGAGTATCGCAACTCACTGAAGATGCGAACAAACTAAAGATTTTACGATATCCAATAGACTTAGGTTCTGCCGATAAAGGTCACTACATGGTGATTAATATCAATGAACAAATAAACACTCAATTTGGCGTCCCCAGCCAACAAATGCCAGGTGTTGACCCAACAGTTATAGCTAATCGAAACGCATTGAGTAAAAGTTTTGGCAATTTCACAGTGAATCAAAATATCTCTGGAGTGCTAGATGCTGGTGAAAAGTATCTCGAAAAGTTCTCTAAAACAGAATTAGGTCAAATATTCACAAGTTTGTTCGCATCTTCAGCTTCTGAGATTGCTTCTGTTAGTTTAAATGACTTTAAACAAAACAACGAAAAATTTGGTTTAAGGACAATAAGAAGAATTACAGATGCTATAGCTTTCTATATGCCAGATACATTAAATTTTCAGTATGCACAAAACTATGACAATTTAAATCCTGGTTCTCAGCTGTCTGGCCAAGTTTTAGCCGCCGGCTCAACGATTGCTGCGCCAGCTGTCCGAGGCGAAAATATCGGTGATATACTTAAAACCTTGTCACCTTTTGCAGCAAAGGCTCTCGCATCAATAATTCCTGGTAGTGATATTAGCAGAATTTTATTTACCGCTGGTACTGGAGGTCTTGTAAGTAATCCTATGATTGATATTATTTACAGTTCTCCAAGTTTCAGAAATTTTAGATTTGATTTTTTAATGTACCCAAGAGACTCTTTAGAAGCTAGAGAAGTTAATAATATAATTGACACGTTAAGATTTCATCAAGCACCAGAATTGGTCAGAGGTACTGGCGGAGCATTTTTGTATCCACCATCCGAGTTTGATATTTCGTTTTACTACAATGGCGTAGTTAACCCTAACATACCAAGAATATCCACATGCGTATTGAGAAATATTGATGTTGACTATGTTCCTACTGGAAACTTTTCTGCTTATGAAATTCCTGGTCGTCCTGCTGAAATAGGCGGAACTGGTACTCCAGTAGCTGTTCGCCTTTCATTAGAATTTGTTGAGACAGAATACCTTGTTAAAGGTAATCCTGTTTTAAGTGAAAGAGGTCTTACAAAACCTTCAAACGCATATATTGGTGATTTTTTTACAAATACAAATAATCTGGGATAGATCCAGATAAGAGATTTTAAGATGGCAAAATATTTTAATTACTTTCCGAAAACAGTTTACACCTTACAAAATGAGGTTGTTGGTGTAGAGACAATCACAAATTTAGTTTCTAGGTTTACATTAGAAAAAAGTTTTTTAGACAACACTTCAATCTATCTGAAATATGATGTGCAAGAGAGTGATACACCAGAAATCATAGCAGATAAACTGTATGGTTCTCCAGAAAGACATTGGATAGTTTTAGCTGCTAATGAGATGATTGACCCTCAGTTTGATTGGCCACTAGAGTATAGGACACTCAATCGTGTTATCGAGAACAAATATTTGGCCAACGCAAATACCTCTTTAGGTGAAACTGGTTTAAGTTGGTCTCAATCAAATATACATTCTTACTACCAAGTTGAAAAACGAACTTCTGCTTCTGGAACAGAATTTGAAAAGAAGGTTCAGGTAGATGCAAACACTTATGCTAATGTCGTTGTTAGTAGCACAAACGTCACACTAAACTCTGGAGCAGTTATAACAGTTGATGTATCAAAAGAAACCAAAACTTATTATGACTTTGAGATTGAAGAAAATGAAAACAAAAGAAGCATTAGACTAATCAAACCTGAATTTGCGTTTGAGCTAGAAAATCAACTGAAGCAATTATTTGCCTAATGTCTGTAAATTTATCCCAGTCTTTACAATTTAAAATACGAAAACTAGAGTTAATCTCTAAGTTTGGTGTTATTAACATGACCGAAGTTTACAGAGAGATAAACATTTATGATAGTATCTTTATGCCATGTATTAGTGGAGAAATTTTAATACAAGATGCTATTGGCCTTGCAAATCGAATGGTACTTGACGGCAGTGAATTTTTAAATATTGTTGTCAGTAAAGACGATGAAGAGACAGATACACTCTACGAAAAAACTTTTAGAGTGTATAAAATATCAAATCGTAAAAGCACAACTCCCACTTCTGAAACATATTTGTTGCATTTTATATCGGAAGAAATGATAACATCGATGCAACAAAGAATACGACAGGCTTTTAATGGTGTTTCTCATAGTGATATGGCTGTCATTATAATGGTAAATTATTTAAAGTTGACCGGCGACAAGTTTGCTTTAATTGAACCCTCAAAAGGTTTGCATAGTCATGTTATACCAAATTTATCGCCTCTTGATGCCTTAATGTGGTTGACGAAGAGAGCTCTCAACAATGAAAATTTACCAAACTATTTGTTTTTTGAAAATAAAAAAGGTTATTGCTTCACCTCACTCTCTAGATTGATTTCAGAAGATCCAATCTTCAACATCAACTTAGAGCAGAAAAATATCTCGCAAACAAAAGATTCTAATTTTTTAGGTGTGAGAGATATGCGTGTTGTTTCGCAATATGATGTTTTACAGAATATTGAAAATGGAGTTTATTCTGGTAAATTTATTGGCTTTGATCCAATTACAAGACAAATAAGAATTAATAATTTAGACTATAGTAAAACATACTCGCAAGCAAAAAAACATTTGAATAAGTACCCAAACTTTAGTAATCTCAAGAACAAAG